TCTACTGGATCATCTCTATGTAATTCTTTATTTGTTATTGCTTGTACAAATTCTGTTGCACATGGTTGTTCAAATTCACAATACTTTAATTGTGCCTCATACAATAAAGGGTATGCGTCATACTTATGAAACTTATTGTATCGTTTAAAGTATTCAAAACATAAGGCTCTCATATGTTTTACTAACCACATAGCATTTTGTTTTGATGCTCTAACCCATAAGGTACAAGGATGTTTTGCATGGGCTTTAGGATAGCCTGGTAGGCCAAATCGTTCTATCACAGGTTCATTATCTTTGCTTCTATGTTTATTCTTATACTGACAATCTAGTACAGCTGATAACATTTGAGCTGATTCTAGTATCATTTTAACTACATGCTTATCGCACATCTGATATGCTGCGATCTTAGGATCTCTATCTAATACAAATATGTTCATAACAAACCTCCACAATTTAATATACTAGATTGTGTAGTCTAGGTCAACCGTTTATTCGTACTGCAGTGTTACTATTTCCTGAGGAGCTTATTTTATCTATATTAAAAAATTTAAATCTAAATGTAACTGAGGCTTCTATATAATCTACATCTGATTGTCTGGTATCAAATACTAGATCGGATAAAGATGTTGGAAAACAATCTTGATATGTTATAGATAGATTAGGTTTAGATGCACTACTTAATACAGTTAGTGTAGCATCACTCATTGATCCTTCACCTAATGAACGTCCTGTTCTTTGTACATTTTTTAAACCAGTAAGTCCTCCCAAACCATCTTTATTATATACTTCTTTACTTTGTGTAAAACTTTCAGGGAAGGATATGTACTGCATCCAATTATATATTTCAATATAATTTTTCATATCTTCATCTACTTTAAATGAAACAGACAAATCTCCCAAGGTCATTTCATCACCTGGTATAGGTACTCTTTTAAATGGTGTTGGCAATTCTGCATTACCAACAGTTACACTTGGTAGGTTAACTGACTGTGCAAAGTAGTTCACATTAGGTAGCTTTCTTATTTGAAAGTTAAATCCTAGAGGTGATAAGAACTGAGGGTTCGTTGGTTGGGTATCTAATATTGCCATGATACTATTTATGCCAAAAAAAAGAGGGCTCCGAAGAACCCTCTTTCTAATTTGTTAATGTTAAATCCTCTTACATAAGATTGTTAACAACAACTTTTCTGTAGTACTCATTTTGAGACTGTACAATAGTACCTGCAGCAGCGATTGCAGCAGTTCCTCTTGCAAATGGATTTTCTACAACACCATAACGTGTCTTAAATCCAATTTTTGGTTGGAAAGAATCTTCTCCAACTGCTCTTACCATCTGTAATGGCACATATGGACAATAGAACAGTCCAGCATCAAAAGCACTAGAGCCTTTGTAACCAACTGTCATATAGTTATCACCAGCATATGGATCTACATATACTTTGATACGACCATTAAGAACACCTGCGAAGGTTGATCCTGTGTCATCTACATTTAGATTGTTTGAGTTAAGTGCTGGTGTGTAGTCAAGAACACCTGCCATTTGTAATGCTGATGCAACATCAGATCTACATATGACTATGTTACCTTTACCACGTCTTGTTCCTTTTGCTATAGCGTTAGCTTCTCTTTCGATTGCAAACATTAAGCCTTTGAACTTTTCAACCATCCAACGACCATTTGAGTCGGTGTCTAGATCAAATTTACCAACA